GTTGATGGCCTGGAGGTATGGGTAGAGCGTCTTGGTCACGCCGTAGAGCGTGCTGTCGCCACCGTTCGCCGAGGAAAGCAGAGCACCGCGGAGGGAGCTGAAGCTGTTTGACTGAGCGCCGTCGTTGTAGAACTTGGCGTTCTGCGCAACGGAGTAGCCCGAGAGGTTCACCGCCGAGCCGCTCGAGCGAGCGTCCTTGATGGTGATCATCTGGGTGTTCATGTCGATGGCGGTCACGTAGCCGTAGGTGGCTGCCGAATCGTCATCGTCCACGTACACCTTCTGGCCGATCACGAAGCGATCGGGGCGATCCACGTACACCTGGCCGCTGGAATCGCCAGCAACCACGAGGCCGGTAGCAGGATCCGCGATCATTTTCGCGAAGTGCGCGCCGTTGAGGAGGTTCACGGAAACAACGTTCTTCATGTAGTCCATGAAGTCTTCGATCGTGCCGGGAAGAATCTTGAGGAAGTTCTGCTCGCTGATCTGGTCGTGTTCCATGAGGTCGCGGTGGTTGAACACCATCGAACCCCAAACCTCTTTGTGGCCGCTCACGCCACCGCGAACGTACCTGTCTTCCGCGATGTCGGTGGAGGCGGTGAGGCTACCGAAGGCTACCGAGCTTGCGCCGGCAGCCTTGAACGGAACCACGAGGTTTCCGCCGAGCCAAGAATCGTCCTTCTCGATCTTCGAGAGGAGATAGTCCCGCTTTACGAACTCTTCTTTCAGAAGCTCGTTCGGCAGATACTCGTTGAGCATGTCGTTAAATGTACGGGTAGTACCCATTGCTGATTCCTTCCTTAGAAATCAAAAAATTGTTATTTGGACGCCATTTGCTGGTGGATCCGCTTCAGGTCGTCAATAGACTTAGGCTTCGACTTAGCCGGTGCTGTCGCTTTCGCGGAGCCGACGTTCGGAAGCGTAACCTTCTTTTGCGGAGCCGGAGCTGGTTGTGCTTCCGGTTGAGGAGCCGCTGCCGCTTGTTGCGCGGGAGCCCCAGCCTTCATCCCCAGGAGGTCCACCGCTGCTTTCGCGGCCTCAAGAGGAGAAATCACTCGCCCGGAACGGTTGAACTCCTGCTCCCCCATCAGTGTGATGAGATCGCGGAAGGCACCTTGCTTTCCTTTCCGGGAATCGTACTCCTGAGCGAAGGAGCTGTAGTCTGGTCGCTCGAGCACCAGGTCGATCATCTGGTCGATGTGTTCGGCCTGAGCTTCTAGGCTGGCCTGGCTCTGATAGGCGGTTTGCCTCTCGAGTTCCCAAGCTCTGTGTTCAGCCTGCTTACGTGCCTCATGAAGCTGGCGTTGCTCCGGAGGCATCTGGCTCAATTGTACCTTCTCGTATGCCCACTGCAAGACTTTATTCGGGTCGATGCGCAAAGTGCTGAACACCGTATCCATATCCCCGCGCTTGTACGCCTCCTGGCCAAGCTTGATCGGCTCCATAACTTGCGTATACGCCTGGTGAATTTGGTCACGCGCTTCGCGCACGCCCTTCAGCTTCTCCTGCACCATCTCGATGCCATGAGCCTTCGAAAGCAGGCTGTGGACGTACTTTTCCTTCTCCGCGTCCGTCATCACCCCGCGCAGGAGCTCGGGCACGTCGTGCTCTTTCCCCGCCGCCTTAAATTTCAAATTCGCCTTGAACTGCGCAAGCGCGGCCTTCTCCGCCGCCTCCTGCTCTGAAGGCTTCACCGCAGGAGGAGCCACGCTCCCCTTCTCGCGGATCTTGTCGAGAAGCCCCTTCTCGGGCTTTGCCGCAGGGTCCGGAGTTACCGCCGGCTGCGCCGGCGTATGCTGAATGTCGTCAGCCCCCTGATCCTGCGAAACTTGGTTGGACTGATCCTGCATTACTTCCGCTTCCATTGCTGCTTCCTCCGGCACCTACTTGTGCCTGTTGTTGGCTTGCGAGCTGAGCCCGCGCACCGTCCGGACCACCCACCATTTGGGCGATCTGGGCCAGGTTTGCCTGGTTCATGTTTTCTAGACGATCAAGGGTGTGTCCTTGAGCCTCTAGCTGCCCAATGAACCACTGAAGCCCGTCAGAAGGCAGGCGAACCCGCTTCGTCTTTCCAGGATCCTTTGGATCGGTTTGGACATAGAAATCGCAACTCACCAGCGGGCCACCAGTCGGGATCATTCCCGCCTCTGCGCGCCGAATCGCCTCAATCTGAGCTGCTTGAATCTCGTTGTGCTTCTGAAGGCGGAGCACATAGTTTTGCTGGATCTGGGGGTCCATGAACTGGAAATCCGCCTGGCGCATACGCTGCGTAAGGCGCTTGATCATGTAAACGTGGTTATCAAACTCCGACACGGGCGGCATCTGCCCGCGGTCGAGCGCGAGAATGTCGTTCGTCGCCGCCTCGTAATCCATCGTGAGGTCGCTGAACGATTCTCCCAGGTTGGAATACGGCATGGCCGTGATGAGCTTGCCGATATCTTCCCGCTCGAACTTGCCCGCCGTATACTGCAGCGTTTGCGAAAGCACCAACTGCTTGCCCAGCTTCGTCTCGATATCCTCCGCCTGCGCCGTGATCTTGATCCGATAGCACTGCGGGTCCTGGTTGCGGAACTCTTCCAAGTTCACCTGCTCGTTCCGGCCAACCATCCCAATAACCATATCGTCGGGGTAATGGTAGCGGGCGAGGTCGAGATAAAGCTGCGCCACTTCGACCAAGAACTGCTCGAACCTGGCCACGTATAGACGGAAACGCCTCTTCTGCCTCGCCGAGCGGTAAATGAGTGAGAACGGGTCCACCTGGCCGCCTACCGGCTCGTCCTTCTCCTCCACATCGCAGGCGTTGTACATCTCCGTGATCTGCTGAGCCATGTAGGCCGCATATTGCGATCCATCACGGCCTGCTAGGATCTTGGGTTCGATGCCGGTGTAATTATAGCTGCGAACCCCAGGCAGTACCTTGCCGCTGGTCAACGTCGTGCCCTGCTGCAGCAGCACCTTATCATCGCCTAAAGTCACCTGGTGCTCGGCCATCTTCGAGGCCGCCCGGTTAATCTCCGCCTGGAAGGGGCGGATCGTCTTGATGATGCTCTGCCCGCGCGCGCGCGTCTTCATCTTCCGGAACGGCTTGAACACAATCGGAAACTTACCCGCAGGAAGCTCCGACTCATGCAGGATATGATCTTTTACGAAGTAGTAAACGTAGCCCGACGGATAGTCGAAGCATGGCTTGAAGTACATTTCCCGCAGCATGCACTCGTCTTTGGTCTTCTTGAACTCGCTGCGGCCCCGGTCGAAAATCTTGAACGTCTGGTCGGAAGACTCCTGGATCTTCCTGGCGTTCTCTTCCCCAGGGAACATCTCTTTCAGCCGCTTGCACTGAACCATCTTCCGAATGGTCATGTGCTTGGCCTTCCTGTGATCACTCGCCCCAGAGTCGATCATCAGGTTAAAGCCGTACACGTCCTCGAAAACCATGTCGCCAGAGAAATGCGGCCGCATCTCCCCGCTTTCCTCGTCCATGAACTCGCCGAGGCTCTCGCCAGCAGACGGATCCCAGAAGATCTTGACCGCGACCTCGCCGATCTGCGTGAAGTCCTCCGCCCAGTTCTGCACTTCCTCGTCCAGGCCGTACTTCTGCTTGGCAAACTCCCAAACGGCGTGATTCATCTCCGCCGTTTTCTGGTCCTGCAACTCCGAATCGTTCGCCGGCTCAAACCCAACGCCAGGTGCTGTGGAAATAATGTGGTTCGTATACGAATCCACAATCTTCTGCGTGTGGTTCTTCGTTAACCTGAGCCTCTGCTCCTCCGTGATCGACTTCGTCTCACGCAGCCGCTTATAAAAGGTAGAACGCTGCCGGTTATAGTGCTCACCCGTATAAAGCAGGATATTCGACCGCTGCTCCGCAAAGAGCTCCTTGTCGGCCTCCTCATCCGCCTGGTACAGCCGCTCAAGGTCAGTTATCGAATGCTTCTTGCCCGCTTCCATCCGTGGTTATCCCCCCTGGCTCGAGCTCCCCCCGCTCCATCAACTCCTCAAACCTCAGTGGGTCCGTGATCAGCATCTCCGCGAGCTGATCGTCCTTGGTGTTGATTTCTTCTTCTAGCAGGGAGGCTTCTTCAGCCGTTTGTTGAGCCTGGGTGATCTTCCCGAGGTCTTCTGCTGCCGGGGTTGGGGCAGCTCCAGAGATATGAGCGTCAGCCAGGGCGGCGCTCGGGCTTGGCCCGAAACACACCTCCAGGGGCCCGCATTTAAGCGAAAATACCCCCGATTCCCTGCTCGCTTTCAAGATTTTACAAATATCCTCCGCATTTAGGAAGCCCCCGGCCCCCTTTTCAGTAGAATCCATCGTAAAGCTCGTTGATTTCGGCAAATTCTGCTGCATGTTCCGCTTCTTGCCTTTCCCAATCGTCACTCGCACCCCTCCTGGCCCGAATTTCCCTCTGCTCCGGCGTAAGCCCCTTTTCGATCTCTTCAGCGCCCGGCTGCGCCGGGCGTACCCCCTGAATCACCGTCCAATCCCACTGGATTTCCATACAAATCGAACGCAGCGGGTCGCAAAGGTCATCTTTCCTCTTCCTTTTCGGCGTCTCGTGGTTCACCGAGCACAATTCCGAAGCCAGCTTTCCGTTCTGACCCTTTGAATAGATGAACAACATATCGTGCTTGAACAGCGTGTTTACCATCTCCTCCCCAGCAGTCTGACTCTTGTTGGCCGGCTTCCATCCGCCACCATTCCTCGCCGCAATGATCCCAAAATCCGCACTCGCCCAGTCGAACAACTTCGCCGTGGGCTGGATCTGCAGCTCCTTGATGATTTCTTCCGCCTTATTATAAATATCGCCCGCGGTCGTCCTCTGATTGTCCCCGCGCCAGCAGTAAACCACCCTGGCCGTGGTAAAATCCGGCTTCACCGCCACCACCACGATCCCCCCAGGATGCCCCTGCCCCTTTACATCCGTCTTCCCACTCCCAATATCCGCCGCCACGTACCACAGCCAGCTCTCCGGGACGTGGTGCCACTCCTTCATATGGCGCTTCACGTCGAACTGCTCGTAAATGAGCCCCGACTCCTTCACAAACTTCCCCAAGATCCTCCGCTGCACCTGCGCCTGCGTCGAGCACCTTGCAATCGCCTGGTTGATACGCTCCTCGGACCAGGGGCCCGGAGTACCATCCGCGTACTTCATGCAATCAAAGGCCGACACCTGCCTCTTCCATGCCTGCGGAAACTTCTCGTCAGGCTCCCCGATGCACTCAATAACCTGACGCCACTCCTCTTGGCCGAGGGTGGCAGTGAACACCATGCTGATGTAGCCGTTGGTGGCGTTTACTCGGAGCATGAGCTCGTCGAACAGCTCGATCGGCACCTCTTCGTCCATTGCCACGTAGTAAACCGTTGAGCTTTGTAGGGCAAACCCGCCTTGTTTATAGCTCTTGAACTGTACGGTTACGCCTGAATTGAAATGAATGGCGCTTATCTCTTTATTCTTGTATTCGGCGCGCCAGCCGTACTTTTTATCGTCTTTGTATTTCCCCTTGGGGAGGAACTGCATCCACTTCGTCAAAAACTCGGTGGTAGCAACCTGCGAAGTCGGATAAAGGTACCAAAATAAATTTGGCTTAGGGAGTCCGGGGGTAGGCCAGAGCTGCGGCCATAGCTCTTGCGCCGTGGCCCAGTGGACGACCTTCCTGATTTGTGTCGAAGAGTTATGTGTAACAACATAATCCCTGGTCGCCAGAAAGGTTCCGCTTGGGTGCTCTACGGTTATGCAGCGAGAGTTAATTGTACCTACCGGCTCTATTCTTTCAATTACGCGCTCATGTTTGTATCTTATTTCGCCTCGGTGCTGATTCACCTTCCTGGTTAGTCGGAACGGGGTTTGTTTTATCTTAATGCTTAAACAATAGGCGTCCTGGCATTTGATGAAATCGCCAGCGGCATTCCTATATCCTGATTTTCTTTTTTTAGTCTTTACCGTTCCACCAAGAGAGCAAACAAGCGTTCTTATGTCACGCGCTAGCCTTGGAGATACAGTTGTAAAACTGGTATGAGTCGTCTTTTCATTTACAGTCCCGTCCGTGTCCATAAGCCCACGAAGGAGCGCTAGGCGGTCTTCAGAGCATGATAAAAAATACTCCTGTGGGATAAATTTGCTATTTGAAAGACAATCCCACAGACCAAGTTTTTTTATCTCGTTACGAATACCAATTGGCATCCTGTACGTGATCGTATCTGAGGTTCTTTTCCCGCCATGTGAAATAACAAAATCAGCAATCTCTTGATCCTTGGTTGTTATAGTGCATGTTTTGCCACGGAAACAACCGTCACCAAGGAGAAGACCAAGAAGGTATGGATCAAACAGATCGGCAGCCTCCGCTTGGATTTCGCCGCAAACAGGGACGCTTACCTTTCGATAATTTGATGCTGCCTCTGGAGCGTATCCTCCAGAAGAGATTATTTCTCTAGTGGTAAGCGTAATCCACCCTCCGTAGCTTGGGTTTGCCCATTTTTTCTTATCGCCACGCTCCCAGTTGCATTTGTATGCTTTTCTAAATCTTTCCTTTGATGTTTTGCAAACCCACTCATGGTTTGGACCGGCTATTACGCTGGAACCATCCGAAAAAATAACCCTGAAACCATCCCCCGATCCAATGTATGGAATATCAACAATCTTCGTTTGCGATCCGTCTTGCGCGAAAACAACATCACCAACCTTAAGATCTGATATTTTCTTGAACCCGGTAGGCGTTGGAATTTCAGTAGAATCTTCAAGGTCTTTCGAAATCTGGTTCGCGGCACACAGAAACGCCATCCTGTTTTGTGTTTCGAAGAAGTCTAGCGCCCACCCGTACCACGGCATCCCATGAAGGTGCGGAAGCCCCTCCTTGAGCGCCAGTTCCGCCTCGAGGAGGGCCACCTCCTGGCGGAGGAGGAACTCTTCTGTTTGGTGGAGTTCGCTCACTTTTCTACTTCCACCACTTCCACCACTTCCGCGTCGATCACACCGCCCGGGGCAGGGGAGGCCGCCGGCTGCGCCGGCTCTGCCACACGCCCCTCGAGCTTCCGCTTGCGCTCCCTCAGGTCTTCCAGCTTCCTCTTTATAACTTCCATATCGCCCTTCTCTTCAATCCCCTTTATCTCACCATTGGCTCCGAGAGTAGCGTTCACGGTGAGCTGCTGGAGCTTCTGAGTGGGGGCGCCATGCAGCCTCATATCCATCATCGCCGTGATCTTGTACTGCATCTCCAGCAACTTCATGTTCGGCTTGTCCGGATTCTCAAAAGGATCCCGCTCGAGATACTGCCTAAGCTTGCTCATCCCAAACTGCAGCATCTCTCTCGCAGTCGACTCATACCCAGCCGGACGACACAGCATCCACGCCAATCGGCGCGCATCCTCCAAAATCAACTTCCGAAACGTACTCTCCTGGCCGACGAAGTAATACACATTCGTCATCCTCATCTGCCGCTCTTCACGAATCGAGTTCTCGTACTCGAGCCAAAACTGGTACCGATACCGATTCTCAGCCACCGTCGGCTTGAACTGATGGCTGTCTCGCAGCCATGTTTTCAACACTGTTTCGTCATGCAGCATGCCCTCCGCTTCCGGGAGCTCGCTGAGTACCTTATGGAACTTCTCGGCGTTCTCTTTCCCCAATTTCGAGTAAAGAGACAGCGGATTGTTCAAATCGAAATAACCGGCAAAGGGGACCGGGGCCGACGCGCTATGCACTTCCATGTAGGCAAATTATCCGTATTGACACAGACAAAAAGCCACAAAAAAGAGTGTTCGGGTGCCGATTACCCCCAGAACCCACGATTCTCGAGCTACACATACCGAAAAATACCGAATTCTCCG